GATTAGAACGAGTCTGAATAGTTAATGAATCTGATGTTGCCTCCCCTGCTGTACTCGTATTAATTAAAACTCTTCCACTTGAATCGATGCGAACTCTTTCACTACCACCAGTTTCTGCTGTTATTGTATCGATAGCAGGAAATCTTATCTTTGTATTCGTATCTCCAATATGAGTTATAGAATCATCTATATGAATACCTGTTCTTGCTGTTACTATACCTACTGAATCTATATTTGTTACATCTTCATATGTTAATGTTCCACCAACAGAAACCTTACCATTAAAATCAGCAGCACCAGTAAATGTAGTAGCACCTTGAGCAGT